CTAAACGAACGCCGCCACACCGGTGATCGCGCGGCCCGTGACCAGGGTGTTGATCTCGTACGTTCCTTCGTAGGAGTAGATGGCTTCGGCATCGGCGAAGATCTTGGCCATACCGTAGTCCGTGACAATGCCGTTGCCGCCGAGGATGCTGCGGCCCATGGCCACTGATTCGCGCATGCGGGCGGTGGTGAAGGCCTTCGCCAGCGCCGACTGTTCGTCCTTGGCCTGACCGAGGTCTTCCAGCTGTGCCAGACGCACCATCATCCCCAGAGAGCTGACGGTATTGCCCAGGATCTTGACGAGCTGTTCCTGCACCAGCTGGAAGGAGGCCAGCGGCTTGCCAAACTGATGGCGCTCCACGGCATACTTGCGGGCCACGTCGAAGGCGGCCATCTGCTGGCCCACTGCCTGCCAGGCAACAGCCAGCCGGGTGACCTTGAGGACCTTGTTGGTGTCCCGGAAGCTGTTGGCGCCCTTGAGGTGGAAGTCATCGCTGACCACTACGTTGTCCAGGACAATGTCAGCATTCTGGACCGTGCGCAGAGCAATCTTGTTTTCGATCTTCGTGGCGGTGTAGCCCTCGGTCTTGGTATCCACCAGGAAGCCCTTGACCTGATTGTCGGCCAGGTCCCGGGCATAGATGACTACCCAGTCGGAGAAGGTGGCGTTGCCAATCCAGCGCTTTTCGCCGTTGAGGATCCAGTTGTCACCGTCGCGGCGCGCGGTGGTACGGGTTCCGCCGGCCACATCGGATCCGCCCAGCGGCTCGGTCAGGCCGAAGGCGCCGATCTTTTTCATCGAATAGATGTCCGGCAGCCAGGCCGCCTTCTGCTCCTCCGACGCCAGTGCCTCGATGGAGCCGGTGAAGAGTCCGTCGTGCACACCCATGAAGGTGGCAAACGAAGTGTCGGCGCGGGTGAACTCAGCGTGGCAGAGGCCGGCGAAGAGATTGGAGTGACCCTGGCGGTAGACCGGGCTCATGACATCCAGTTCAGCAATCTTGGGGATCATGTGGTGCGGGAATTCCCCGGCGTTCCACCAGTCGGCCGCATGCGGGGTTACCTCGGCCTTCAGCCACGCCCGGACTTCATGGAGGCGGTCCCGCTCCTTGTCCGAGAGCAGGTCCTCAAATGCATAGAAGTCGCCGTCCGCGTAGGGGAGGTTGTCGACGTCGAGAGTTGCCATGGAGAATTATCCTTCGCTGCTGATCATCAGTGATCCGGGGCCGTGAAGCCGGTCCTCCCCATGTTACCCGCGAGTAACATGATGTACAACACGTTGGATCCGGCGGTCCGGACAGCAAAAAACCGCGGCACCAATTTCTTGTGCCGCGGCTTTCCTGCGCGTAGGGCTGGTGGGGCTTGAACCCACGACCCACGGATTATGCGCCTCGTTTCCACGCATAACCCCAGCAGTCCCCGCAAGGCCACAAGCGCGGACCGCTGGGCCACTGAAGACTCCACACAAAACCACGCGAGTTCACAGGCATCCACGGACTTTGTGAAGACTTTGTGATGACCAAATGAAGACTAGCCAAGCCGCTTCGGGAGCGGCGCGAACTGGTCCAGGACGTGCGTCGAATCCGGCGCCAGCTGGTTCCGCTCGATGTAATAGCGGCGCGTGATCGCATCCGAGGAGTGCCCCAGCTGCTTCGACGCCACCACGGAGCCCGACTCGCGCTCTAGCAGGGTTGCCACAGCCTTCCGGAAGGACGACGGCTTTACCCACTCAAACTCCTCCCCGCGGGCCGACCGCCACTGCCGGCGGAAATTGGCTGGGTCCACCACACCGCCGCGCTGCGAAGGGAAAACAAGCCCAGTCGGATTCTTGACGGGATCATCGGCCAGCTTGCGACCGGCCAGCATCGTCGCCGCAAACGTCGGCAAGGTCAGCACCCGGACACCATGCTCAGACTTCGGGAAGGGCTGCCGGTACAGCCCTGTGCTCGTTGTCCGGCGGACTGTACCCGTGACATATATCGTCGGAGGCATGGCGCGCAGGTCCACGTCCTCCCACCGGAGCGCCAATAACTCCCCCGGGCGCAGGCCCGTCGCGACAAAGAGGTCAACCTTGTCGGACAGGTCCTGAGACTTATGCCCGTCCGACTTCTGCCATTTGATGACATTCACGCGCAGTAGATTCACCTCGTCCAGGGTGAGCGCCCGGATCGTAGTTTCCGGCAGCTCCGGACGGGTTGATTCGCGCACAGGATTCGACGGAAGTGCGTCGTAACGCACCGCCAGGGAAAACATCAAGGACAGGACCACGCGGCAAGCCTTCGCCGCGTGCGGGCCGCCGCGCTGCACCGCCATCGGCCGGCCGTTACTGCGAACCATCTTCACCATCCGGGGGACGCTGACGTCAGTAATGAAGTCTTCAATCCTGCCCGTCGTGATCTCATGCAAGCGGATGTCTCCAAGGAGAGGAATGATGTGGGCATCCAGTGCCTGCCTGTACACATCCATGGTTCCGGGTGCGCGCTTCAACCGCTTCAACGTCGGGTACCACTTCTCTGCCAGATCCTCTACCCGGGAGGACGCATTGAGGGTGCGGTCGCCGCCGCCGTTGGCGGCTTTCAGCTTGTCATTGAGGGCCGATATTGCCAGCGTCTTCGTTCGCCCCTGGGCGGTGATGAGCTTGCGCTTCCCGTCCCGGCCCCGGGCCCAGGCCTGCGCACGCCAGACGGCCGGCGTCGTCTTGGTCTTCTCCTTGATCTCCTTCGCGGAGATATTCCCATGAGACCCAATCGCCAGCGTTGGACGCCCGGTGCGTGGCATGACTTGCTCCTAACAGGATTTGATGGTGCTCATTACTTCCATGAGTTGTTCGAATATTCGGTCATCCATTGAGCCGAGATATGTCTCGACGTCGGCCGGCATGACCTCCAGGATTGCTGCGATACCGATGTGGGTGTCCGCACCGAATGCTGCCTCGAGGAACGCAGGAGTGTCGATGAGTTGATGGGCTGCCCAGATCGAGGCCTGCTCCTCCATCCTGTGCGAGGTGCCGACATGCCTATAGAAGGCATGCCCGAGTTCGTGGGCGAATACGTGTTTGTACTGGATGGGCGCCAGCCCTGGGACGAGGGTGATGGAGTGGTCTCGCCAGTCATAGGCTCCCCACCACCCGGTGGGCACGGGACCCTCCCGGACGCTGACCCCCAAGTCAGCTGCAATTTTGTCTAGCTTCATGGGCATTAACGGTAGGTGACTCCGGTGACACTCGAGTAATAGTTCAGCTTGCGACGATTTCCGAGTGCTGGTTGAGTTCCTGCATCTCCTCGGACATCGCCAGTAGGAGCTCCTGAGAGGATGCAGGCAGGGTGCGGGCGCCGGGCAGTTCTAGGCTTGTGCGCTCCTCGCCCGCGACCTCGATACCCATGGACTCGGCGCAGGCGTGGAGCACTTCCTTGTTGGTGGAGTGCAGGGCCTTTGCCAGTCCTTTGATGGTGCTGGGGTCCGGGAAGTTGCGCATGGGCGTGGTGGCCAGTTGCTGCAGGCGCTTACTGGATAGTGCGCCGCCGGTGTCACGGGCGAGCCGGTCGTAGCTGCGGTCCCCCTTGCGGTTCAGCAGCAGGTTCTGGATTCCCTGGGCGGGGAAGGACTCGAGCATCTTTTTCCTATTCGTAAGGCAGTTCGTCAGGGCTGATATTCCGGTCGCCCTTGTGGGCGGCCAGGCCGAGCATGTCTTTCGTGAGGTCTTCGTGTGCTGCTGGTTCGGCCGCTGACGCCTCGGCGGCCAGCTGGGCAACTTCCCGGCCCAGGTCTCTGAGCAGGTTGACTACCTTCTCCGGCGCTTGTGAGATGCCATAAATGCGGAGCGTGTCTGGGTCATCATCCGTTACCGGGAGCCCGAGGGAGCGACCGGCGGCCATGATGATTTCCGTGATGCTGAATCCGGTTCCTCGCGCCAGAGCACGGAGAGTTTCCGGGTCCGGAAAATTCTTTAGCTCACCATTCTCGAACTGATGGAGACGCTTGGCGGTGGGCGTTCCCCCGCATGCCTTCGACAGTCGCTCATAGGAAACCTCGCCGCCGCGGCGGGCCAGGTTGATGAGGCGACTGAGCGTCAATTCGTTCTGCATATCCACAGCTTCCATGAAGTTCGGGGGTTTGGCGAGGAGTAAAAGTTAGGCAATGCCTAAGGGTAGTTAACCATCCAGCGCCGCTTGATGCCTAAGTAAATTGTTGAAGATTCTTCCCCGTCCTTACTGGGCCCTAAAAGGAACTTGTAATTGGGACTTGTCAGACTGCCTAACCTTAGGTACTGTTTCATTACCTAGTACTTGACGACACCGCCTAAGGAGTGGTTGAATTGACCATAAGGAAGCCCGCCCGCACCACCCGAAGGAGATGGCCCACAGGTATGCGAATGAAACTGGTAGCCAGAGACAGCCTGATCGAACGGATGGACCGAAAGGGATTCTCGAACCGCCGCTTGGCCAAGTATGCGGAGGTCTCGCCGGGCACCATCGACAACCTTGTTCTTGGCCGGACCCAGTCAGTGCAGAGTGGGCGGACTGCCGAGTTGATTTGCGAGGCACTCGACGTACCCCTGGATATTTATTTTGTGCCCGAAATATCCACCAGTGCTTCACGAAGTGTTACCCATAGGGAACCGATCGCCGCATGAAAACTATGGTCTCAGCCACACCCACCCAGGACTTGCGGAACCTGATCGAAGACTCTCGCTTCGGCCAGGCAAGCGCAGATGTCCTGCACAACGCACTACTCGAACTCGAGCGGACACTGAAACTCCCGCTCACCGAACCGGAAGAAGACTGACATGAGCACGATCCAAGCCTTCGACTATCAGGACCACCCGGTCCGCACCGTCACCGTCGATGGGGAACCCGGCTTCATCGCCAACGACCTCTGCGCCGTCCTTGACATCCGCAATCCCCGCGACACGCTCGCTGGACTTGATGATGACGAGAAGGGTGTCGCTAATACCGACACCCTTGGTGGCGCCCAGCAGATGGCCTACGTAACAGAGGCCGGCATGTACTCACTGGTCCTGCGGAGCCGGAAGCCGGAGGCGAAAGCCTTCAAGCGGTGGATCACTCACGACGTGCTCCCGCAGATCCGAAAGACCGGCGCATATGCGGTCAAGGAAATCTCTCGCCTCGAGCTGATTGACATGGCCCGCGAGGCGGAGGTGGCCCGAATCGCTGAGTACCAGGCGCGGAAGCTGGCCGAGTCGAAGGTGCAGGAGTTGGCCGGGCCGGCGACAGCGTGGGAGAAGCTCGCCAGTGCAAAGGGAGACCTCGACGTCCGAGACGCAGCCCAAGTCCTGTGCCGGGACCACAACATCCAGATCGGCCGGAACCGTCTGTTCGGATGGCTGAGGGCGAACCGTTGGGTCGACGCGAACAACCGGCCGTACCAGAACCGGGTTGACCAGGGCCTGCTGACGGAAAAGGTCGGCACGTTCGTCATTCAGCGCTCCGCCGGCGAGATGCTCGCTCCCCCGCAGCTCCGGATCACGGCCAAGGGTCTCCAGCGACTGCAAACCGAACTCTCACAGGCAGAGGCGGCTGCCTGATGGGAAAGCTCCTGACCACCGAGGAAGTCGCCCAGACGCTGGGCGTAGCACCCGGCACTGTCGAGAACTGGCGGTACAAGCAGGAAGGGCCGGCCTACGTGAAGCTCGGCAACAAACGCCACAGCCTGGTCCGTTACCGGGAATCAGATCTGGAGTCCTACATGGACTCCCTGCAGGCCGCAGCCTGACCCACCAAATAAAGAAGCCCCCGGGGTGCGACCCGAGGACTTCACAGCCATCAACCCTTTAGGAGTACTGATGACCACCACCCAGCATACCGAACCGCTCAACCGTGTTGAGGCTGACATTGTTGTCCGCCAGCTCACCGGGAAGTTCCACAACAAGCACGGCGTCGAGAACGGCGAGGTCGACCCCGAGAACAGCGTGTTCCGGGACTTCACCCGCAAACTCGCCTGGCAGATCGGTGGGAACGACACCCTCGACTTCCGCGACTACATCGTGGACGCACTCCACGCATTCGAAGGCCTCATGGACATCTATTGGGGAGACCAGCCGCACGACCGCCGGGACGCTTACGAGGGTTCTTTGAACGTGGCCGTGGATGGCGCACTCACCGCTGCCGGCCTCGAGTCCGCCCACATCAACCGCTACGGCGAGCAGTCCGAGGGCCTGCAGCTCCAGCCCAGCGGCCTCCACATCGACCGGAAGCGTTTCTCTGCTGCGGCTCACCAGATCAGCGCCGCAGCATGATCCCGGACAGCGTGATCCTCCTCGGCTTCGTCGCCAGCATCATGGGCGTCTGCCGACCCTGGCGGCGGGTATGACCGCCTGCACCTGCCGGATCGTCCACAGCCACGGCCCGGACGGCCCGCAAATCCAGACCATTCCTGACACCAATTGCACCCACCCAATCCACGAAGAATCGAGAAACAAATGAGCAAGATCATCAAGCTGGAAGCCAACAACTTCAAGCGTCTGCGCGCCGTTGAAATCAGCCCGGACGGCAACCTGGTCGTTATTGCCGGCCGCAATGGGCAGGGCAAGACCTCGGTCCTAGACGCCATCACCGCGGTGCTTGGTGGGAACAACACGAAGGCACTCCCCCGCCCAATCCGTGACGGCGAGGACGGAGCATTCATCGTGCTGGAAACGGAGGACCTGATCGCCACCCGCACGTTCTCCGGCGCGACGTCGAAACTGACTGTGAAGGGCAAGGACGGCGCGACCTTCTCCAAGGGGCAGGCCAAGCTGGACCAGCTGCTCGGCCGCCTGTCACTGGACCCGCTGGCCTTCACGCAGCTGTCTGAGAAGGAGCAGCTCAAGACCCTGCTCGACCTGGTCGAGCTACCGTTCGACCCGACCAAGCTCGAGGTGGAGCGTGCAAAGGTCTTCACGGAGCGCACCGATGTGAACCGCAGGGTCAAGGAGCTGCAGAGCCAGACCGCCGGATACACCATCCCCGAAGATGTGCCTGCCGAAGAGGTCAGCGTCTCCGCGCTGCTCACCCAGTACCGAGAAGCGCAGGCGACACTCACACAGGGCACCGAGGTCAACCGCGCCTACGACGCAGCATTCAACCAGGTGACGGCGCTGAAAGCCCAGCTTGCGGACGCAGAGAAGGTGTTGGCCGATGCACGCGACCGGTTCAACGCTTGGGCGGCCACTGAGGCTCCCGACCTCGAGGCAATCCAGTCGCAGATCGACAACGCCGAGAAGATCAACGCTGGCGTCCGGGCGGCGAAGGCTCACCGCGAACTGAGCGACCGGCTGTCCACACTGCAGGGTGACGCGGAGTTCCTGACTGCGCAGCTGGGCTCCATCGACAAGCGCAAGGCTGAGGGGCTGGCCACAGCCACGTTCCCGGTGGACGGCCTCGGCTTCGACACTGACGGCGTCACATACCAGGGTGTGCCGTTCAAGCAGGCGTCCGGCGCCGAGCAGCTGCGTGTCTCCCTCGCCATGGCCATCGCATTGAACCCCGGGCTGCGCGTCATCCGCATTGCTGACGGGTCCCTGCTGGACTCCACCAACCTGCAGCTCATCGAGGAAATGGCCGTCGACAACGACTACCAGGTGTGGATCGAGATGGTGGACGAGACCGGTGACTTCGGAATCACCATCGAAGACGGCGCGGTCGCGGCATGAGCCCGGACCCGTACCGGTGTGACTGCAAGGTCATAACCGAACAGGCAGAGAAGGACGGCGCGTTCTGCGGCGTACACAACAACACTGGCGGGTTCTTCTACACACCGGAGCCCAAAACAGATTGGTGGAACTGATCATGACAACTCAAATCTCCCGCCCCACCCCGCGCCCCGCGCCGGTTCCCGCCGGACTGGTCTTCACGCACAACGGCCACCGGTACAAGCTCTCCCAGAAGCCGGGCCCTATCGGCGCGGACAATAAGTTCCTGCCCGTCACCGGTGTCACCACCCTGATCGGCGGCGGCATCCCGAAGCCGGCACTCGTGCGCTGGGCACCCCGCGTCGTCGCCGAGTGGGTCACTGCTCCGGAGAACCGTGAGCAGCTGGACACCCTGCTGGCCGGAGATCCTGTCGCCGCCGTGCGCGAGCTCAAGGAACTGCCCACGAAGGCCCGCGACGAGGCCGGGGTCCGTGGCACCGCGGTCCACAATCTGGCCGAGACGCTGCACTCCACCGGTGAAGCTCCGGACGTCCCCGAGGAACTGCTCGGATTCGTGGAGGGCTACGTCAAGTTCCTGGACGACTGGCAGATCACGCCCGTCCTCGCGGAACGCCCGGTCGGAAACCGGAAGGACTGGTGGGCCGGAACGTTCGACCTGCTCTGCACCTCCCCGTTCCTCGCCGGCGGAAAGCTGATCCAGATCGACCTGAAGACGTCGAGGGGCGTCTACGGGGAGACCGCGCTGCAGACCGGCGCTTACTCCAAGGCCGAGTTCTACGTGGATGAGCACGGCAACGAGCAGCCCATGCCCGAAGTGCACGCCACCTACGTCGCTCACGTGACATCCGAAGGCACGCACCTCTACGAGCTGGGCGCCGACCGGGCCGCCATCGACCGGCATTACGCACTATTTCTCGCCGCGGCCTTCACGCACAAGACCACCAAGGAGCGGGACGCCATCATCAGCGAACCCCTCACCATCCCGCACACCGAAATGAGCGCAGCAGCATGACCGCCCCGTTCGAATTCGTCGATCACGAACACGAAAGGGGGCTCGCCCTCTACTACGAGGATGACCAGATCGCCGTGAATACGTGGATGCGGCGTGAAGGGATGACCACCTATCACGAGGTATTCCTCAACCAGGCAGCAGTCCAGCTGCTCATCGAAGCCCTGACCACCATGCAGGCCGACATCAGCACCCGATTCCAGAAAGCAATAGAGGCATGAGCGCCGACTACTACATCACCCTGAGTGGGTGCGACGACAAGACGGAAATCGTCCTGAACCTCGATGAGGCCCAGGCGGACGTCCTCCGTAAGTTCGCCTCTCGCATCAATGAACGCTCCGGATTCGAGTGCCAGCCCAAGATGAAGATCGCCGAGGCTACGCAGCGCCAGATCGAGGCAGACACCCAAGCCGTCGCAGCAGCAGCAAATGAAAAGGAAACCCAGTCATGACCGAAGTAGCAACACTCCCCCAGGCAGGCGGCCTCGCCGTCCCGTCCGCCGCCGGCGCCCCGGCTCTGAACCTGACTGCGACCACCGTGTCCCTGCTGGAATGGGCGCAGGAACTCGACGCCGCCCACCGTCTCGGAACCGCACTCTGCGGCACCGAGTTCGTCCCGGCGTCCTTCCGTGGAAAGCCGGACGCAGCTGCCGCCGCTATTCTGGCCGGCAAGTCCCTCGGACTGGACCCGATGAACTCCCTGTCCAACATTTTCGTGGTGCAGGGCCGCCCGGCCATGTACGCCCGGACCATGGTGGCGCTCGTACTTTCCGCCGGCCATGACATTCGGCGCACGTCCGCCACACCGGAAGCGGTCACTATCCTTGGCCGCCGCAAGGGACAGGCCGAGTGGCAGGAGTTCACCTGGACGATTGACCGCGCACGGCAGGCCGGATACCTCAGCAACAAGAAGTACAACACCGACCCCATCGCCATGCTCACGGCCAAGGCCCAGGCCGAGGCATGCCGGACCATCGCCCCGGATGTACTCACCGGTGTCGCCGCTTACTCGGTGGAGGACGTCGAGCTGGAGGACCTCGGCGAGACCCCCGCGACCCCGGCCGCCGCGCCAGCCATCGTGAAGCCGGCCCGCACGATCAAGCGGCGCGCCGCCGCCCCGGCACCCGAGGTTCCCGACGTCGTCGCGGATCCGCCGGCGCCCGAGGAGGAACCGGAGCCCGAAGCCGAACCTGTGGATGAGGAGACCGGAGAACTCGCGCCCGAGCGTGACTGGTTCGCCGAGATTGATCTAGCCGCCGGCGATGTGACCGCGCTGCGCGCTCTCTGGACGGCGGCATCCGCCGCACAAGAAGCACCCGACACCCTGGACGCCATCGCGGCCGCCGCAACCGCAGCAAAGGACCAGTAACCATGGCCGGCGAGACAACCATCACCGTAGTGGGAAACATGACCAACGATCCGGAGCTGCGCTTCACGCCGTCCGGCGCCGCAGTCGCTAACTTCACCATCGCATCCACCCCGCGCACCTTCGACCGGAACACGAACGAGTGGAAGGACGGGGAGACCCTGTTCCTGCGGGCTTCGGTCTGGCGGGAAGCGGCCGAGAATGTGGCCGAGTCCCTAACCAAGGGCACGCGTGTTGTCGCCCAGGGGCGCCTCATGTCCAGATCCTACGACACCAAGGAAGGCGAGAAGCGCACCGTCGCGGAGCTGGAAGTCGATGAGATCGGCCCGAGCCTGCGCTACGCGTCTGCGAAGGTCACGCGCACCCAGCGCGGATCCTCACCGGCAGGTGCCAGTAGCGGAGGGTTCGGCGGAGGCGGCTCCTCCAGCGCATGGGGAGCACCCGCCGGCGGCCAGCAGAACCCGAACGATCCCCCTTTCTAAACAACCAACCCCCGTCAGGTTGCCGTTCATCCCTCGTGGTGGGCGGCAACCTGCCAAGTCTCAGGAGATAAACCATGTCAGTTCCCACGCTCGCCCTTCGTCCGCCCGTCGCCATGCCGCCCAAGCGCCAGCGGCCCGCTGTCGAGAACCAGTGCACCAGCTGCAGCTACGCGCTCACCGAAACCGGGGAATGCAGGGGGTGCTCCGAATGAGCTACGTCCGCGGCGCGTCGAAGGTGCAACCCTTCCGCGTGCTCCGCTCCTTTGAGGTCCAGATCATCGAGGCACGGAACCACCTGATCGGCTTACAGAAGCAGATCGCCGAGTCCAAGGCCGAGGCATCGCACGTCCGGCACATCGCTCTCAGGGCCCGACTCCGGAACGCCGTCCCATACCGGCCCATGACGCCCGAACAGTTCCAAGCCGAAGCGCGGCGCTCCTACGACCAGGCAATGAGGCTCCACCCCGACAACGCCACGCTTGGCCCTCTCCGGCTCGCGGAAGCAGCAGCCGAAGCCTACGAAACCGAAAGGGCAGTCGCATGAGCATCATGGCCACCCGCATCCAGCCCATCCGGGAACTCCGCAGCGAAGAGCACATCTGCCGGCGCTGCGGCATCGACTACAAAGGCCGGGCCAGCTCCGAGTACTGCACAGACTGCCGCGGGCACGCCAAGAAAGGAACATGATGAGGAACGCTGCGACTCTAGAAAGCTGCGGTCTGGCCCTTCACGTACAGATGGAAGGCTCGCCCGTTGTCAGCCCGCCATACGACGTCGATGTCATGGTCGCCCAGGAGTTCGAGCAGATCATCGTTCGGCTTCGCAGGGAGCAGGAGCCGGCACGGCCTGTCGCCAACGTAACGGCGGTAATCGAGCAGCTGTCCGAGCCCAATGCGAATACTGTTCCTTGTGGCATCAGCCTTGGCTTCGTAAAGGATGCCCTCCGTCTGGTCGTGGATGTCCGTAAACAACGGCATGGTGCTGCCCTTCGGGTACACCTTGAAACGGTTGAGTACGCGGCCGCGTCCAAGCAGCAACTCTTGGAAAGCGTTCACGAGATCCTGCTCGCGCTTCACACCGGTGCCTGCTTCCACCGCGGGCCGTTGGAACTCCTCAACCATGTGATTTTCCAGCGGAACTTCCGTAGCCGATCCAGAATCGGTGAGAGGTGCACTTACAGAGGACACATCCTCGTCGCGGCGGAGGACTTCACCGACGGGATGGAGGTGGAACACGAAAACCGTCCGCATGACGTCGTCGGCGCCCGGAGCGTCTTCGATGGAGAACGGAATTTCGTCGTCAATCTCGAATTCGCCGAGGTAGATGCGAGTCAGGCCGCTGCCGGATGGAGCCTTACCGCTCACGCCAAAGAGACGGACAGCTTTACCGTTCAGCTTATGGTCGCGGAGGGCGCGGTTGCCCTTGTGCATCTTCTGCGGGCCCACCTGATCCATGCCCGTGTAGGAGAAGATGTCGCCGGCCGCCGACCAACCGTCAAACTCGTAACCGTTCTCGCGGCCGACCTTTGGATCGCTGAACAGAAGGACATTCGGGGTGGCCGTCGGGGTTTCCATCCCGCCGTATTTACTGCCGCCATACATTGCGGCGATTTCGTCACGCGTTCCGGTCCAGCCGACGGGCGTACTCCAAGCAGAAATCATGCCGCCGACCCTGCCGTCTTGTTGGCCTCAGTCCCTGACTCAGTCCGCAGACCCCACTTCCAGATCTGCCATATGAGAACTGCTGTGGCCGCTAAAAACACGAGTGCGAATGCCGTCATGGCAATTGGGAAGACTTCCTCTACGGCTTCCGCACCCTCCAGGAGGGCAAATGCGGAAGCAAAAAATGCAAGGAAACTGCCGATGCAGGTTCCTATCACTCCAATGTTCGCCAGCTTGCGCCGCTGCCTAGCACGATCGCTCAACTGTTCCGGCAGGACATCAGCGAATTCGTCAGCTTGTGACAAGAGCTGGAAAAAACTCCCCCACAACACCACAAGAGAAACAACAAGACCTACCCAATACTCGAACATGGTGCCCCCAGTGAGAAATAACAAACAAACCATAGGAGCCTAGCCGATGGCGTGGTTCAACGCTGACGACAGAATGCACTCCCACCCTAAGCCGCGCAAGGCCGGCCTGGAGGCTATGGGCCTGTGGCTGGTCTGCGGTACTTACTGCACGGATTACCTCACCGACGGCGTCGTGCCGGCCTGGTACGTGGACTCGTGGCCGAAGGGTAAGCAGCTGGCGCAGAAGCTCATCAAGGCCGGTTTCTGGGTGGATGACGAGGAGGGCTACCGGTTCCTGTCCTGGGACGAATACCAGCGCACGAAGAAGCAGGTCGAGATCGACAAGGCCAAGGCCAGGGAACGGAAAGCGGCATGGCGGCAGAACAGGAACGGAACGGAGGAGGAACGCTAATGTCCCGCATGTTGTCCCGTGGGACAGAACGCGTCAGGAACGCGTCAGGAACAATGCCCAAGACCAAGACCAAGACCAAGTACTTAATACTCACCTTTTGGGGGTTGTTGGCTTTTAGAGAATCTGGGGAGAGAAAAGCGGCGATCGTCACTTACTTAACGCGGGGAGCCCGCGACGCACGCCGCCTTGAATTCCATTCGAGGTTGGCATGAAGCTCACTGATCAGGAGGGGCAACGGCTGGTCTCGGTAATGCTGGCCATGCGCCCGGACTGGATCCCCAACAAGCCCGGACGGATGCTCCTCGAAGCCAACCAGGCTGGAGGACTCGTCTTCGCTCAGGACTTCGGCCACGCACTCCGCGCCCTTGCCGCCTACGCCACCGAGACCGGCCCCGACGGCAGGCCAGCGAAGCGCACACCGAACCTGTACACCGCAGACGGCAAACACTGGACCAGCACCGCCACCGAACCAACCGCACTCCCCCAGCAACCAGCCTGCGAAGACCACCCGGAACAGGAAGCCCACAACTGCCGGTGCTGCTGGGCAGACCACAAAGTCGGCCAACGACCACAAAGCCACATCGGCAAACACTTCAACGAAAGCGAGACAGCAGCATGAGCGACTACCAACTGGGTCAGCGCGTGGCCTACACCGAACACCTGATCCGCAAAACCCGTGTCGGTGAAGGATTTCACGCCGAGACCATCAAGGTCTGGACATCCGACAGGTACTCCTTCCCCGAAGGAGGAAAAACCGATGGCGGTGAAGGCATCATCATCGGCAAGCGAATCCTGGCCAACGGCGAGAACCACTACAACGGATACGACGAACCGATCGCATTCAAAGCCAAGGAACGCTTCACGGCGTACCTCGTGGCCTATGACCTGCGCCGCAAGCCCGTGTACGTCCGCCCTGAGCACATCCAGACCCTCCCCGTAGGGGCGAACGCAACCGGTCTAGACCACACCCCAAGCACCACCACCGAGGGGGTAGCGTGAACCCCACCCACAGACCCATGCCCGGCACACCTCGTGACACTTGCCAGATGACCGCCTGAGACTTCCTGACTGCTCGGCTGGGGTGATTCCCCACCCCAGCCCAAACCAAGCCCGCACAGAGGCGCACAGCGTTCCGCGGGAACACACCGAACTCACCAAACTCACACGAAAGCAGGACCGCATGAGTGACTTCTTCGGCAAGGTCGAAACCATCAAGGCGCGCAAACCCCACCAGTGCGCCACCTGCAGCCGCCGGATTGACCCGGGCGAGCACTACACCTCTCAGTTCGTCGTCTACTACGACGTCGCCCAGCGCTTCAAGCAGTGCTCCCACTGTCTGGCCGTCTGGAAGATTTGGTGCCCGGAGGACGGTGACGGCAACATCTCCGAGGGTGGCTACGATTGCTGGGCCTCGGACGCAGAGGCTCGCGACGTCGCCGAGCTGCGCGCCATGGTTCATTTCCGCCAGCAGTGGCGCCGGAAGGACGGCACCTTTCACCCGCTGCCGGCTACCACCAAGGCCGCGGCGTGACCCGCTCCTGGAGCATCATCCTCCCGTGGGCGACACCTCCGGTGAAGCCGAACGGCGGGCACGGGAACGTGTACGCGCACGCCGCAAAGGTGAAGCGGACCCGGCAGACCATGGGGCTGCTCGCCCGGCAGGCCGGTATCCCGCCGCTGGCCGCGTGCCGGGTGGAGTTGACCTGGTTCGTTCCGGACAGGATCAAGCGCGACGTCGACAACCTCACCTGGACGCTCAAGCCGCTCTGCGATGCGCTGGCCGGCACGAAAGCATGGGATCACAAGATCGTTCCGGACGACACCCCGGAGTTCATGGTCAAGCCCATGCCGGCCATCATCTACCGGCCCGGGGAACCCAAGGAAATGATCCTCACCATCACTGAAATACCCTGCACTACTTGATGCTTTGGCAAGCAACACAGGGTAGACTTGAGGGATACGTAAGAGGCCCCGCGACGCTGTCACGTCCGGGGCCGGGCCGAACGCAACAAGAAGGAAGTTCGACATGACAAGCATAGACACAACCCAGCGCGACGAGCTGGCCCTCGACATCTTCCTGGCCGACAACGCCCGGCAGTCCGAAGCCGAGGCGCTGGTGGACTGGGAGGCCGCTCTCAGCATCACCGCCGGCACAACCTACGCCCACGGCATCGCGGACGGACTCATCGCCAAGGACTACCGCAAGCCCCGCATCATCACGACGGTCGAGGAACTGGACGCGCTGCCTTTCGAGACAGTGATCAGGGACGCCATCGGGGGTGTATTCGAGCGATGGAATCTCGCCGGCTGGCAGAAGGCTGGCCCATCACTTGGCGCCCACGACCCACGGCTCCCCGCAAGTGTCTTATCTGAGCCCGAAGCTGAGGTAACCCCATGAACACGGACATGATTAGCGTTATCGCCCTGCACCGGATGGATGTCCGGATCACTCCCGGCTACGAGTTCCATTGCTCCTGCGGGGAACCGATCACCGACCACCCCGCGCACCTCGCCGAGAAGCTGGCGAAGGCCGGGTACGGGAACGTGCAGGAAGCCAAGGCGGAAGCCCTCACCGACGCTGCCGACTGGCTGGTCAACGGCGAAGCGGCCGGGATCATCGCCTACGACGGGCCGAGCAACCGCGGTGAAGTCACAGCCTCCTACGACGCCGCGCTGGAAGACCCCGAGGCGTGGCTGCGGGAGCGCGCCGAGGCCACACTGGCAGTCGACCCGACGGACCTGTACCGCGAGGCGCAGGACGGCTTGGCGGAAGCCTGGGCCGAAGGGCGCGCCGCCAGCCCTGACACGCTCAACCCCTACGAAGACTGGCCTTCCACGAACGGAGCCACCGATTGAGCCGGACTGCTGCCCCTCGCACCTGCTGCCCCACCCATCGAGACACCTGCCAGTTTGGGCGGGAACACGAGTGGAGCGGCCCCTTCCTCCTGGATGACGGGCGCCCCACGGAGGACGGCGTGTGGTCGAAGCCTGACGATGTGAAGTGCCGAAACTGCGGCGGCGTCTGCACTGCCGAGACCCCGGACCCGCTTGCTGCCGCTATGGCAGACCCGGAAGGCCGCGCACTCGTCCAAGCCATCCACAACCGGAAGGCGGAAGCGTGAGCGCGGCGAAATGCAACGTCTGCGGACGATTCCGGAGCTGGGCCGACGTCGTCAGCATCGACTACGGCGACGAGTACGGCAGCGACGTCGTTGAGGAGTGCATAACCTGCACCGCCCCGGCGAATCTGAAGCACGAGAGAGCAGCCTAATGGGCCAGTTGGTCACGGTCATGGTGTCATCGCACCTGGTGGACGGGTGCGACGTCGCCAAGGACGCCATGGCTGCGCTGGTGGCCGGCGGGTGGACACCGCCCGAACGGCTACCGGGATTCGAGGATCCCGAGCGCCCGACGGCGGAGGCCGGCCACGAGCAGCACGAAACCGACCAGAACCATGCCGCCAGCAAAGGCGCTCACCGAGTCGCCGGAGCCGATAGCCAGAACCGCACCCCCGGCGCCAGCAAGCATCATCAGCAGACCGGCAGCGATGAAGCCCCAGCCACGGCGGTTGGGTCCCGTTGTCCCCAAGTTATTCATGGGCCGAGCCTAGCGCAGGAGGAGGACGCGTGACCGACGCCAAGGAGATCGTCCGGCGGATCGAGCGCGGCCAGGAATGGGACTGGCAGGCCGCTTACGCCCGCCTCCTCCCGCCCGTCCCGGCGCCCACGCGCACGCCGGGCTGCACCTGCGACTGGATCGAGGAGAAGGTTTTATGCGCCGCCGAACCCGAGTACCACCACACCCGCTACGGGGCCGACTGCCCAGACCACCAGGAACCGGAGAGAGTGCCGTGACTACGATGAGCACCATGAGCAGCAATAGTGAACGACCGAAGACAGAGACGCTTATGCATGACTTGACCCTCTATGCGGAACCGGCTGTGGTTGTTATCTCAACACCCGACAAGGCCAAGCTGAAACTCTTCACCAACGCCGAGGGGAAACTCGACGCCGAATACGATCCAGCCGACCTGACGGAAGCGGCACAGATGTTCGTTGAGGAAATGCGCCGAGTGCAGGGGTTTCACGCATGACCATCACAGAGTTCCTGCTGGCCCGCATCGCCGAGGATGAGGCTGTAGCGATGCACGCCGGGAAGCCGGGCAGGAGTTGGCGAGCGGCTACTCGTGAGGCAGGGGACAGCTACATGCCCGGCGTGGAAGTTGTCGGCAGGGATTACCCCATGATTGATGTTTGGGATGACGATCAGGGCGCTAGTGTCTACCAGACCTCACACATCGCACGCCATGACCCCGCACGCGTCCAGGCAGAGTGCACCTTCAAGCGCTGGCTCATCGGCACCTATAGCGGCACCCGCGAGGCCTACGTGATGTTCAGGGCTATCGCCAGCGTGTACTCCGAGCATCCGGACTACCGCGAGGAGTGGGCTGCATGAAGCACCTCCTCTGCTGGCTGGGCTTCCATCAGGTCCATTACACCTGGAAGACGAAGTACCCCTACTGCGCCCGGCGGGAGGGTTGCGATTACCAACCCGAGTGGCGGCCATGACTGGCCCCAAATACGCCCCCGGCCAAGTCGTCAACGGGCGGACGATCTGCGGGGCGAAGAAGAAGGACCTCAACCCCTGCGGCGCACCCCCAGCCAAAGGTGGCGTGAGGTGTAAGAAGCACGGCGGCGGGAGCCCCCAGGCGAAGAAGGCAGCGGAGCGCCGGCTGGCCGAACAGGAAGCGACCAGGAACATGGAGAAAGCCGTCAGAACGCTTGGAATCACCGATAAATACCAGGACGTGGACCCGGGCAAAGCGCTGCTCGAGGAAATATCTGTCACCTACGCTCATGTTCAGTGGCTGCGGGAGAAGGTCGCTGAGCTGGACGGCGACGACCTGGCGTGGGGCAAGGTCTCCCACGAGGAAGGCGTCGGCCCGGAGGGCCCCATCGACAAGACCACGGAGAAGGCCGAGCCGTCCGTCTGGTACCAGCTGTACCTGCGGGAGCGGGAGCACCTCGTCAAGGTCACCACCGCGGCACTCAAAGCCGGGATCGAGGAGCGTAAGGTGCGACTCGCAGAGTCCCAGGGTGAGCTCGTGGCCCGTGTCATCCGCGGCATCCTCGAAGCCCTCAACCTGTCCGCGGACCAGTGGCAGCTGGTGCAGACCGTGGTCCCCCAACAATTGCGGGCTTTGTCGGCCGAATAATGCCCGGAATACCTTGTATCGCTTGGTAGAATAGGAAGTGACGGGCGACAGACTTAGGGGAAGCATGACTGAGCAGCATTTGTGGGAAGTCGAGCACGACTACTACGGGCCGGAAGGATCCTTCTGGGCAACCCAAGCACAGCAAGGCTCCTACAACGAGGCGCACGAATCCTGGTCCGACTTCGAGCAGGGGCAGGGCATGCATGATTCCATGGAGGGCCTCAACTTGCTCTACCGCTGGGACTGGCACGCGTGGCATCTCAAATACCCCGAGGATTACGCAGGCGGCGAAGAGAGCCACGTTCTCGAACTGTTCTGGATGATGCCGCGCAAGGGAATCATGGCGCGCACCATCATCAAGGTCACGCCCGCCGACGAGACCGCCGTCCGTGCATGGCTCACAAAGCACGCGCTCTACATGCAAAAGCTGTGGGCCCCGCTCCTCCCGCTGGCGGCGTCCGCATGAGCGGGTGCACGGCGGCCAGCTGCAAGGTGGAACTATCCGGCGGGATCATGCTCTGCCATGAGCACACCACCCGTCTCGAGGCAGCACTGCGTGAGGTTCCCGGCGCCTGGCAGAACATTCAGGTCAGTGCATGCAAGCTCGACGTCGGCGCGGGCAGTGTTGGCGGCATGGGCGGGGAAGCGTCCGGCAGTGAGCCCGCGAACCTGAATGCGCTCGACAAGGGCCAGCAGTTGCTCACCGTCCTGCGCGGCTGGGTGGCACTCATGCCCGGCCCCACACCGCACGGCACCGCGGCGGCACTGGCAGGTTGGCTCGTCGCCAACCTCCGAACCCTCCGCCGTCAGGACTGGGCAGCCGACCTCCTGCAGGAACTCAGGGACGCACTCAACGCCTGCAACCACGCAACCGACCGCGCCGGAGAGAAGGTATTCGCCGGCATGTGCCCCACCGAGACCGACGGCACGGTGTGCGAGCAGCCGCTCTACGCCCTCGCCGGACGACCAATAGCCCGGTGCCGCACCTGCGGGCAGGAATGGGACGTAAGCGACTGGCGGGAACGCGCACTCACCGCCGCCGAATACCAGCACGGCACCGCAGCCCAGATCAGCCGCATGCTGTCCGACCCCGTCACGAGGGAAGCGCTCCCCCAGGCCACCATCCGGTCATGGGTGAACCGGAAGAAACTGGATCCCGTCGCCTGCGATGTCGCCACCCGGCGCATGATCTACCTCGTGTCCGACGTGCGGGACCTATGGGCAGCAACCAAGGCGGCCAGCTACAGGCGCACCCAGCTTGCCGCGTAACGCTTGCCTTCACGCCTTGCAATACTTGACAGGCTGAAAACTGCAACGTAGCCTTTAGGCATAGTGCGAGTACTGGCCCTGAGACCACCAGACACGCACACACGAGGCCCCGCCGGTTACCCCCATGACCGCGGGGCCTCACCCAATTCTTGACGGTGAAAACCCCCGACCCACCCACACTCCCGCGGGATGAGTGAGTAACCGTCAACCAAACCCAAAAGAAAGCTCCCGCGATGCGTCAACATCCGGGAGCGTGACCGACTTTCAAGGAGTCGATATGGAAAAGACTACACGCCGCCGCTTCAGTGATCCCGTCGAGGGGTTCCGCTACCGCACCGAGCGCAAGGGCGAATGCCTGGAATACACGGGCCACCGCGACCGGCTCGGCTACGGCAAGCTGAACAACAAGGGCCGAGGCATGCTGGCCCACCGCTTCGCATGGGAACTCGAAAACGGCCCCATCCCCGAAGGCCTGTACTTAGACCACATCTGCCACAATCCCTCCTGCTGCGACGTCGCACACCTGCGCCTCGCCACCCAGAAGCAGAACATGGAACATCAGCGCGCCGCACACAACGGCAGCAGCTCCGGTGTTCGCGGCGTCTACTGGAACAAAGACCGGCAGCGGTGGGTAGTTCAGGTCCGCCACAACAAGAAGTCCCACTACTTCGGGCTCTACGAAGACCTGGCAGAAGCCGAGCGGGTAGCCATTGCCAAGCGCAACGAGCTGTTCACCCGGAACGATGCCGACAGGACGCCCACCATGTAGGAGTCGCTGTGAGTTTGTCGTGGGCCGAAGCTGCGGCACGGATGTTCGAAGCGCCGCAGCACGACTGGGCAACCCCCGGCGACCTCGCCAAGGCCATCGAGCCCACCACTCTGCAAACCCCCGCACTCGACCTCATCGACGCCGCCTTGGTGAAAGTGGAATCAGGGGAAATCGACCGGCTCATCATCAACCTTCCTCCCCAGGAAGGAAAGTCGACCCGGGTGACGACCATTGGCCCGCTCTGGTTCCTCACCCGGAACCCGGACCGCCGTATCGCCATCATCTCCTACGCTTCTGAGCTTGCCGACGAGTTCGGACGCAACATCCGCAACCACATCACGAGCAACGACGGCGACGACGAATCCCTAGACCTCGGCCTCCGGATCGCCCGCGACAACGGGGCGGCTCGTCGGTGGAAACTCGACGGGCACCGCGGCGGCGTAGTCGCCCGAGGCATACGTGCCGGCCTGACTGGCCGCCCCGTGGATGCGCTCTTTATCGATGACCCCATCAGCAACCTCGAACAGGCGAACTCGAAGACCTACCGCGACCAAGCATGGGGATTCTGGCAGTCTGTCGCCAACACCCGCCTCGCGCCGGGCGCCCCAGTCATTCTGGTACTAACCAGATGGCACGCGGACGACTTGGCAGGACGCCTCCTGGCTGCCGAAGACGCAGGGCGATGGACGGTCCTGAACATCCCCGCCGAAGCGGTCGAGAACGACCCGCTGGGCCGCAAGCCCGGCCAATGGCTGGATTCAGCGCGTAAGCGCACGGCCAAGCAGTGGGAACAGATCAAGGTCGCAGTCGGTCCCAAAGTCTGGCAGTCCCTCTACCAAGGCAATCCCACCCTCGACGAAGGCGGGGTATTCCCCACCGAGTGGACGCACTACGAGGTGCCACTCTGGGTGGAGAATGACGACGGCTCCCGAACCGTCCCTGGCATCGGCAGGGACGACCACGAACTCGTGCAGTCCTGGGACCTTGCATTCAAAGGCGAAGATTCCAGCGACTACGTCGTGGGGCAGGTATGGCTCCGGGTCGGCAACACGGCCTATCTGCTGGATCAGGTCCGCCGGCGCATGAACTTCAACGAGACCATCGAAGCCATCAAGAGCATGACGGCCAGATGGCCGCAAGCCATCGCCAAGTTCATCGAAGACCGCGCCAACGGCCCGGCGGTCATCAATGCACTCCATGGGCAGGTCATGGGGCTCATCCCCATCGAGCCTGAGGGCAGTAAGTACGCCCGGGCCTCTGCTGTCTCTCCGCTGGTTTGGTCCGGCAACGTGCAGCTGCCGACGGTGAAGCTATGCCCCTGGATTGAGACCTTCCTGCAGGAGGCGCTGTCGTTCCCCGCGGGCGCCAACGATGACCAGATCGACACGTTCACCCAGGCTGTGAACCGGCTCCTGCTCATGCCGCTCACCGCGGCGATGAACGACGTCGTTGAACCGGACGTCTACGACTTCCAGAACGCTACCGGGTGGAGCATTTCGCCGTACTGACCAGAGGAGGCCCGCATGGGTAAGATCGCCCAGTTCTTCGGACTCCAAGAATCCGCCATCACCAGCACCGTGGATGAGGGTGCGCTGGCCACGGCTGAGTACCGTGCTGAGAAGCTCGCCGAGTCCATGGTGCAGATGCAGTTGGCCATGGAGGATATGGGCTGGGAGAAGCTCACCGGCCAGTTCGCGCAGGAGTTCACCCGCGACGGTCTCAAGCGAGCCGCCGAGCTGTCCCGCATGATGGCCGTAGCGAACCCGCTCATCAAGCGCGGCCTCGCCATCCGTGCCTCCTACGTGCACGGGCAGGGCGTGGGCATCACGGCCCGCGGCGACGGCAACCACGGCACACAGAAGGTCAACGACGTCGTGCAGGAGTTCCTGGACGACGACACCAACCGGGCCGCACTCACCGGCCACCAGGCCAAGCTGCGGCTGGAAACTTCCCTCGGCACCGACGGCAACGTCTTCATCACCCTGTTCACCAACCCGCTCACCGGCAAGGTGCAGGCGCGAACCCTTCCGTTCGACGAGATTACGGAAAAGGTCACCGTCCCCGGAGACCGCATGGTCACCATGTTCTACCGGCGCGACTGGGTCGAGAACAACATGCAGCACACCGCCTACTACCCGGACATCCGGTGGCGGCCACTCACCCGCACCAAGTGGTACACCGACGGGCAGAACCGCTACGAAATCAAATGGGACTCCCCCGTCTACCACCTGCAGGATAACGGCCTCGACGGCTGGAAGTTCGGCATCGGCGACGCCTACGCCGCACTCCCCTGGGCGCGTGCCTACAAGGAGTTCCTCGAGGACTGGGTCCTGCTCGTCAAAGCCCTCTCCCGCATCGCGTTCCAGATGTCGAAGTCCAAGACCCCAATCTCCCAGCAGCAGCGGGCTGGACTGCAGAACATGGGTGCCGGGTCCACGGTCCAGATGGGCGGGGAGCAGAAGATCGAGGCCGTACCCAAGACGGGTGCGACCATCGACTCCGAGTCTGGACGCCCGGTTGCCACCATGGTTGCCGCCGCGCTGGGCTTGCCCGTCACCACCCTGCTCGCGGATCCCGGCCAGACTGGGGCGCGTGCCACCGCCGAGACGCTGAACCAGCCCACCATGCTGGAATTCAAGGGCCGGCAGGAACTGTGGACCGAAGCACTCCGGGCCATCCTCGGCTACGTCATCGACCAGGCCGTCATCGCACCGCGTGGCCCACTCAAGGGCACCGTGTCCCGGGAGCAGAACACGCTCAGTGTGCAGCTGGCCGGCAACACCGACCGCACCTTGGACATCATCTGGCCGGACATCAACGAGATGCCCGTCGAGACGATCATGAAGGCACTCGTGGACGCTGACGGCACCGGCAAGATGCCGCCGCTCGTCACCCTGCGCCTCATGCTCCGTGCCCTCGGCGTGCGGGACGTGGACGAAATCCTGGACGAGATGACCGACGACGACGGCAACTGGATCGACCCCGAAGCCAGCGCCGGGGACGCAGCAGTGCAGGCGTTCCGCCGCGGCGAGAACAAGGAGGCGGCACGATGATGGCCTTTGCCATGGGCTTGGCAGGATTTCTGATCTCGTATCTGAGTGGTCAGGCGGTTCTGAACGCCATGCAGCACCGGAACCAGTCGACGGTCTGGAAGACGCCCGGGTCACCGCCGCCTCCGCCCCACCGGCCAGGCCCCGTCCGTAGGGTCTGGAAGTGAGCCGGCCCCGCTTCACCATTCAAGGCAAGTGGGGCCGGCACGCGGCCGCCGAGTACGAACTCATCGAGGATCTGGAGGACGAGGATGGCGATCACCGAGACGACCCTCGCCCTCGCAGCCAGCCGCCGCGCCGAACTGGACCAGATCCTCGCGGACATTGACCTCGAACTCATCAGTGCCTGGGCTATGGCGTGGGATGAGCTGTCCACAGAGTTTGATGCAGCCCTCACGGAGTTGATGGCGGCCGCGAAGAACGGGCGCGTCACCGGCTCCCAGGCGGCCAAGAACGTCCGGCTCCGCAAAGCCTTGGCGCAGGCCGCTGACCGGCTGGACGAGCTGGCACAGATGGCGGGCGTGACCGCCCAGGCTGACGTCATGCGCGCCGCGCTGGCCGCCGCCCAGTCACAGATCAACCTGGCCATATCCCAGCTGCCGCCCGATCACCTGATCAGCGTGGCACCAACATGGACGCGGGTCTCGGACACCGCACTGGATGCCATTGTCGCCCGGACCACGCAGAACATTGTGACCGGCCTCCTGCCGCTCTCCGATCACGCCATCGACGTGATGAAGCGGAACCTCATCCGAGGCATGGCCGTCGGCGAGAACCCCCGCGCAGTGGCCCGGAGCATGGTCCGGCAGGCGGAGAAGGGCTTCAACGGCGGACTCACTCGGGCACTCACCATTGCCCGCACCGAGATGCTCGACGCCCACCGGGCCGCCACCAAGGCAGCCGACGAAGCCAACACCGACCTGATGGCCGGCTGGCTCTGGGGTGCCTCACTGGATGCTCGCACCTGTCCCTCCTGCCTCGCCCAGCACGGACAGCTCCACCCTGTGAGCGAAGAAGGGCCCATCGACCACCACCAAGGCCGCTGCGACCGCATCCCGAAAACGAAGAGCTGGCGGGAACTGGGCTTCGACATCGACGAACCCGAGGACCTCATGCAGGACTCCCGGGAATGGTTCGACGGGCTCACCGAGGACACCCAGGCACGCATCATGGGCCGGGAACGCCTCGAGCTGCTCAACAGCGGCACCATCGGCTGGGACGACCTGTCCACGAAGATCAGCACGGACGGATGGCGCGACGCCATGCACGTCACTCCTGTGCGGGACCTGCGGTCATTGGCCGGTTAGTCGTTCTTCGACGGCGCGTAGGCCAACGCCCCGCACCACCGGCACTGCCGGGACATGCGGGCGCCCGTGAGGTCGAACTGCAGACTGTGCAGCACCCACACATGGCCGGGACACTCACCCGGCCCGTCGTTCCGATCATCCAGTCCCACACTTCCACCCTAGACACCTTGTGGCGCTTGCCGCCCTAACGCTCAACAGGAGGCCGCATGTCCAAGCTCATCACCGAATCGACCGTCGCCCCCACGAAGACCGGGCCCGGCCGGGTCCTCCTGGAACTCATCACCCCCGGGCAGGGCTCCAGCGGCTACTACTCGCCCGAGGTGCTGGAGCAGGCCGCCAAGGACAAGGTGTTCCCCCGCGGCACGCAGTCCCACATCAACCACGACACCGAGCCGGAGCGCCACGACCGGCCCGCCGGTGACCTCCGAAACCTCGTCGGTGTCACGCTCGAGGACGCCTACATCAAGGACGGCAAGCTCGTCGCGGAGACGCGGATCAGCAGTGCATGGAAGGACTTCGTCGAGGAGTTCCACGAGTTCATCGGCGCATCCATCAACGCCCAGGCCGAGGTGTCCGAGGACGGACTGACCATTGAACGGATCCTCCCCTCCCCTTTCAACCGGGTGGACTTCGTGACCGTTGCCGGCCGCGGCGGCCGTGTAGCCGAGGTGCTGGAGTCGGCGAAGGTCATCGAGAACCGCTCCATCAGAGCCACCGAGACCACAGCCAACGACGTCGAGTCCTACCTGCGCGCCGCCGTCCGCGACGCGCACCGGACCGAGGACGACTACGCGTGGATGCAGGACTACGACGACGCCGCCGTGTACTTCGACAAGCAGGGCCGCACCTTCAAGCAGGCCTACTCCATTGCCGGCGTGAACGTGACACTGCAGGGCGAACCGCTGGAGGTCCGCCGCCGTGTCGAGTACGACCCGGTCAGCGTGCCGGCCGCCGAGTCCGCCCCCAAAGATTCCCCTCCGAACCCGGCTGGGGTAACCGAAAACAGGAAGGAGCCCATCGTGGCTACTACCAACATCGAGGAGTCCGAGCTGTCGGCTCTCCGTGCAGACGCCAGCCGGGCCGCCGCGCTGGAAGCCGACAACAAGGCCCTGCGCGAAGCTGCCGTGAAAGCTGAGGCCGCGAAGATCGTCGCCGAAGCTTTCGATGGCGTCGAAGCACCCAAGACCGCCGCCCGTCTGGCCGAGTCCTTCAAGCTCACCGCCGACGGTCAGCTGGACGCTGCAGCCCTCAAGGCTGAGGCCGAAGAGTCCGCCGCAGAGTGGAAGGTCGCCCACGGCGCCGGAAGCGTCACCGGCGTCGGCGACACCACCAGCGTCACCGAGTCCAAGACCCGGACCGACGACGACATCATCAACGCCCTCGGAGGTAACTGACCATGGCAAAGAACCAGCGGTACACCAACGCCCTGCACATCAGCGTTCCCGTCCCGGAAGGCACCAAGTCCGGCGCTCCGGTGAAGGTCGGCCAGATCTGCGGCGTCACCGTCATCGACCGACAGTCCGACGGGCAGGCCACGGTCTGGCTCGACGGCAGCTACGACGTCCCCGTCGCCGGCGCCGTCAACACCTTCGGCGCCCCGGTCTTCATCAAGGCCGACAACACCCTCACCGCCACGGCGGCCGGCAACTTCCTCTTCGGCACCGCGCTGGGGACGAAGGGCACCGGCACCGGCCCACTCGAAGTAGCCCCGATCGGCTACACCACCCAGACCGCCGCTGGCGCGTAAGGAGAACCACCAATGGACCTCGTAAACGAAGGGTTCCGCAAGGCACCCACCCATCAGGAACGCGTCTTCGAAGCCGCGCAGCTGTTCGCCAAGGGCAAGTCCGGCGCGAGCCCCCTCGCCCAGGCCGTGCTCCTCGAAGCGTTCTCCACTTCCGACTTCCCCGTCCTCCTCGGAGCGGCGTTCTCGAAGCAGGCCGTGCAGACGCAGAAGGACGCTGTCAAGGAGTTCGAACCCCTGCTGGTCGACATCACCGTCGACGATTTCAACCGCCACAAGCTGGTGGACCTGTGGTCCGGCGACGCGTTCGAGACGGTCAAGCAGGGCGAAGAGTACAAGCAGGGCGACCTGAGCGAGACCGAACTCGACCACGGCGCTGCCAAGCACGGCAAGTCGTACGGCCTGACGTGGGAGCTGCGCCGCAGCCGCCAGTTCTCCGCCCTGGCGAACTTCCCGAAGTTCCTGGCCAACGGCTCCATCAAGGGCCAGAACAACGCCGTCGCCGACCTGCTGGTCAAGGACAACGGCTGGAACGCTGGCCTGTTCAAGGACGTCAAGACCGTCAAGTTCAGCCCTGACGCACTGGATGCTGCGATCAAGGAACTGGCGGTCCGCGAGAACCACCGCGGAGAGCTCGTCGACGTCTCGGATCTGGTCCTCGTGCACGGCCCCGCGCTGCGCACCGAGGTCAATCGTGTGCTGCTGGCCGCAGAGATCGAGCTGCAGGTCACGGACGGCAACAAGGTCACCAAGACCCGCCAGACGAACCCGTTCCGGAACGTCGTGACGCCGCTGGAATCCCGCACCATCGGCCAGCGCCTCGGCGCAGGTCAGGCCACGGCATGGGCACTGGTTCAGGGCAAGACCTCGGACCTGCCCTCCATCATCCGCACCCTGCTCTCGGGCGAGGAGAACGTGGACATCCGCGTCAAGTCCGACCAGGGCCAGCGCGTTGGCGGCGGCGCCTTGTCCGTGGAAGACGGTTCGTTCAACGACGACACCATCTGGTTCCGCGGCCGTGATGTCTATGGCATCGACCCGGGCTTCACCCCCGGCGTTTGGGCGTCCGCCGGCGCCTAGCACCACCCCGGTCCCCGCGCTGATCAAAAGGGCGAATCAATCCCAGCGCGGGGGCCACCCCCAACTTCATAGCGACCGGAGGCACTCATGGCCATCGACTTCACCACGCCCATCGGGCAGGTCCGCCTCCAGATCGCTGACCTTGATGAGGCAGCCTTCCTGCTCAGCGACGAGCACCTGACCGGCTACCTCGCCATGAACGCGGAGAGCGTCCTGCGCGCCGCCGCCGATGCACTCGATGCCATCGCCACCTCGGAAACCCTGCTGGGTAAGAAGATCCGCACGCAGGACCTGTCCACGGACGGCCCGGCGGTCGCGACCGACCTGCGCAAGAAGGCAGCCGAGCTGCGTGCCCGTGCAGCCGCCGAGGAAGCCAAGGCCTCGGACACCGACGACGTGTTCGAGGTAATCCCCTTCCACCCGTACGGCAAGCCCGAGGGCGCGGAGTGGCGCCTGTGAGCCCCCTGCCTGGCTATCCCGTGATCCCGCCCAACTGGGCCGAGCACCACCGGCCCACCGCTGAGGCGACGATGACCGCGGACGCCGTCTTCCAACGCATCAGCGAAGGCCCCGCCCCGTTCCCCGTCCCTGACGACTGGGGCCCGGCAGAGGTCATCTGGAACACCAAGGTCCGCGTGCAGGGCCTGAACCGGGAAGGCTCCGGCGTCGCCGCCGAGCAGCCCGTCTACACCCGCGAGTACCTCGTCACCGCACCCATGCGCGGCCCGGCCATTATCTCCGGCGAACGCGGCGACATCATCGTCGTCCTTGGCCGGGCCCTGCGCATCACCAACGAACAGTTCAGCTCCCTCCCCTGGGAGCGGGACTTCACCTGCGTGGACAACCTCACCCAGCAAAACCCGTAGGAGGCAGCCGTGGGAATCGAGAACTCACAACTGCGGCGCTTCTCCGCCGATATCGCCCGCGCAAAGGCCACGACCGGGAAGCTCGCCCAGACCGTCGTGCGTAAGACGGCCCGGGACATTGTGCGGGACGCGAAGATCCTGGCGCCGGTGGACACCGGGAACCTCAAGGCCTCCATCGGCCACTCCGACCTGCGCTCAGTCGGCCAGTCCGGTGACCTGTCCGTGGAGATAGGTCCAACCGCCAACTACGGCGTGTTCCTCGAAATGGGAACCTCCCGCGCACCAGCCCAGCCCTTCATGGGGCCGGCCGCCGACCGCAACACTGGCCCGTTCGAGCAGGCCTTGGCCCAGATCGCTGAGGAGGGCCTGCGTGGCTGACGCCCTGCCGCTCCGCGCCGCTGTGCTGGCTGCGCTCCGCTCCATCCGTGGCATCACCGTCTACGACGGCTACGTGCCCGACAAGGTCCCGGTGGACGCGGCGCAGTACATCCTGCCCTACGTCGTGTTCTTCGGCGGCGTCGGCGACGAGATACCCGAGCGTGACCTGTCTGCCCGCGTGGACCTCGGCGGCCTCCGCTGGGACATCCAGACCACCTCAGTGGGCGCCAACCCCGACATCTGCGCCAGCGTCGCCCAAACCGTCCGCCGGACGCTCACCAACCTGCCGCTCGGCACCCACTACCTCCTGCCCAACCCCGACGGCTTCAAGCAGGAGACCCCGATCAGGGACACCACCATCACCCCGGCCCGCTTCATGCTGCCCGCACCATGGCGGCTCGACACCACCTAGGAGGCCCGCATGGCCAACGACTGGATCCGCGTCCGAGACACCCGCACCAACGAAATCCTCCCCCACCGCGTGCCCCGCGCCCACCTGGACAGCTTCGACCACCTCAAAGAGGTCCCGTCCAGCCGCAAACGCGCCGACCGCGTCACCGTGACCGAGCCCGTGCAGCCCGCCGCCGGCGTGCCCGTCACGGAACCCCACACTCCCGCCAAGCGCGGGCAGGCCGCTCCGGCCACCACCATCCAGGAACCGGCCAAGCCGGAGAAACCCAAGGAGGCATAAATGCCCAAGTCACTCGCAGACGGCCGCGTCAAAGTCGTAGCCCTTTCCACCAAGCCTGCCAACCCGTACGCCCCGACCATCGCGGAACTGACCGCGGGGGTGGACATCAGCTGCCGCATCCTGTCCAGCGACTACGCGCTGGGCCCGACGACGTCGGACCGGATCGCGGAGAAGGAGCTGTGCAAGGAAGGCAACGCCAACGCAATCGGCGCTTCCAACTACGCCGGATCCGTCACTCCGTTCCGGTACTTCGACGAGACCACCAACCAGGCGCACAAGACCGAGGATGAGGTCTACCAGCTGCTCAAGGAAAAGGGCACCACCCTCTACCTGTACGAGCGGCAGACGTCGAAGAAGTCCACCGCGGACTTCGCTGCCGGGGATGAGGTGGACGGGTACGAGGTCGTCACCGACAACCCGCAGAAGCCCTCCGACATGGGCGGCTACATTAAAAGAGTGGTACCCCTCGAAATTCAGGACGCATGGCTCGGCGGAGTCGTCGGCGGCACCAACTAATTCGCTACTGGATAGCGGGCGGAATTAACTCGAATTCGCCCGCTATCCAGTAGAATTAGAATTAGCAAAAGCCCCGCGATTGCGCTAACAATCCGGGGCGGCGACCAACACTCTTAGGAAGTGCTGATATGCCCAATTCTACATGCTCAGTTGATGCCTGCGAGAGGCAAGTCATCGCCCGTAGTTGGTGCGAAACGCACTACCGGCGATGGCAGCGAACAGGGTCCCTGGAAACTACCCGATTCGTCACTCGCTACTGCTCAGTAGCCGACTGCGAAAATATCGCGGAAAAGCGCGGCTGGTGCCCCGCCCACTACCGCCGCTGGCGCACCACTGGCGACCTTCGCCCTGACGTCCCCCTCCGTAAAGTCAACGTGCCAGTGATCGACGGACACAAACAGTGCTCGTCATGCGGTTCACTGACACCAGTCGCGGAGTTCGCTGAGCACAATGTTTGCCGACCCTGCAAAGGGAAACGGCAAGCCAGTTGGGCGACACAAAATCCTGACTACTGGCCGACCTGGCAGCGCGCCAACCCTGACAAGCTGAGCGCCACAGCTCACCGCCGTCGGGCCCAGAAGCTTGGCCGCGATAGTGAACAAGTGGACCGCAGTCTCGTGTTTGAACGCGACGGATTCACCTGCCAGCTCTGCAACCTGCCGATCCTGATGGCAGAAAAGTTCCCGCACCCATTCAGCCCTTCGCTGGACCACATCATTCCGCTCAACAAGGGCGGGCACCATTTGTACTCCAATATTCAGGCGGCGCACTTCGTGTGTAATTCCGCCAAAGGCGACCGCCTCACCTAAATCCACGAGCTAAACAGTTAGGCCCCCGTGATTCCACACCGGGGGCCTATTCGTTTAACCCACCAACTCTGGAGCCTGAAACCCCATGACCAAGAAACTCGATCCCAACGCCTTCAACTTCGCTGACTGGTTCGGCGATGCCAACCGGCCCGAGGAATCCGCCGACGTCTTCACGCGCAACGGGCTGGTTGGCGAGATCAATGCCCTGCAGCGCCAGATCGAAGAGGATGACCGCGCTGCCGATCCCGAGGGATCCCTCGGTGACGAAGCCGTGAGCGCCAATGAGGAGAAGCTCGCGGAGCTGCTTCAGGAGTTCCTCGACTCCAAGGTGACCGTCTACGTCAAGGCGCTCACGCCCGGCGAACGTACCTCAGTCCGCAAAGCGCACGAGGCGTCCAAGCAGCCGGACGAGGACTTCGTCATCCGCATCCTGGCGGCGTCCATTACCGCCCTGCGCAAGCCCGGCAAGGAACGGACCCCGGTCAGCATGTCCTACGGCGACATCCTCAAGCTGGCCGAGCAGATCGGTGACGCGCAGATCGAGGTGCTGTTCAACGCCTACCGGCAGGCCACCTCCGGGCTACCCACTGTGGACGCAGATTTTTTGCTCAAGCGCTCTGGTCCCGCCAACACCCCGGAATAGTCGCAGCACTCAAGACGGCGGAACGACACGGCCGCTCCCCCTCCGAGTACCTCGGCTTCGACGACGAGCACAAAGACCGGCTCCTCGAGGTGGCTTACACCATCTACCTCGACGGCATGTGCTCGTGCGGGTGGCCCATGGTCATCTGCCGCGACCCGGACAACGACGGCTGGTTCGAACTCCCGGAGAAGGTGTCTGTCTGCCAAGTGCAGGCGGTCATCGACCGTGAGGCCAAAGAGCGCCGCGGCAACGCGAACTACGAGCCCGAAGCGGGCGAAATTCTCAACGTGATCTACACCCGGGGCGCCGAGTCGGAGGACCCCGACGACTAAGGCCATGGGTTCCCCACAGCACCTTTGGAGGTACACATGACCGCTCGTTCCGTCATCGTCGAACTGCAGGCCCGGGTCGGCTCCTACGTCTCCAGCATGGGGAAAGCGAAGCAGTCCACCGACCAGCTGACCCAGTCCCAGGCCAAGGCCGGAGCCGCTACTGACAGAGCGGCAGCGTCCACCGAGAAGGCTGGCGCGAGTGCCGGGAAAGCGGCGGGCGGATTCAGCAAACTGGCAGAGTCTGCTGAGAAGAACCGGGACGCGTGGGACAAAGCCGGCGGCGCGCTTACGGTCTTCGGCGTCTCCACCGTTGCCGTTCTCGGTGCGACCGCCAAGGCCGCCATGGACTGGCAGTCCGCCTGGGCTGGCGTCACCAAGACAGTCGATGGCTCCCCCGAGCAGATGGCAGAGCTTGAGGACGGGCTCCGCGGGCTGGCCAAGACTCTGCCCATCACACACACCGAGATCGCAGGCGTGGCCGAGGCCGCCGGCCAGCTCGGCGTGGCCCGCCAGGACGTCCTCGGCTTCACCAAGACCATGATCGACCTCGGCGTCTCCACCAACCTGACGGCCGAAGAAGCCGCCACCGATATCGCCCAGATCAGCAACGTCATGGGCACACTCAAGCGGGAAGGTGCGGAAGGCGTCTCGCGGTTTGCTGCGACACTGGTCGCGCTCGGTAACGATGGCGCGTCCACGGAGAAGGAAATCCTCTCCATGGCGCAGCGCATCGCCGGCGCCGGCGCGACCGTGGGCGCCACCGAGGTCGAAGTGCTGGCCCTGGCCAACACTCTGGCTTCCATGGGTATCCGCGCCGAGCTCGGTGGTGGTGTGACCACCCGTGTGCTGCTGAAAATGTTCACCGCTGTGAAAGAAGGCGGCAGTACTCTCGACAGCTTCGCTAAGACGGCCGGAGTCAGCGCGGAGGAGTTCTCCAAGGCCTTCGGGGATTCCCCCGTCAAAGCCATGGACCTCGTCGCCCAGGGCCTGAACCGGATCAATCAGGATGGCGGCAACGTCGTCGAAGTGATGAAAGACCTTGGCATCAAGGGCACCGAAGAAGTGCAGGTCATGCTGGCCCTTGCTAACTCGGGCACCCTGATGGCCGATGGACTGGAGGTAGGTTCCAAAGCTTGGCAAGAGAACATTGCCCACATTGTGGAGGCAACCAAGCGCTACGACACCGCTGACTCGCGAATCAAGATCGCATGGAACAACATCAAGGACTCCGCTATCAGCGCCGGCGCAGTGCTACTCCCGGTCATTTCCACCATGGCCGACGGCGTCGCTTCCCTTGCGAGCATGTTCGGTGACCTCCCCGCCCCGGTGCAGGGCGTACTCACCGTACTTGGCGGCCTGGTGGGTGTCTCCGCACTGCTCGCTGGTGGCTTCCTGGTTCTCTTCCCGCGGGCCATGGACCTGGTGGGCGCTTTCAAGACCCTCGGCGTTTCCGGCGGGGAGCTTGGCGGGAAGATGAAGTTCCTTGGTAAGGCCATGGGTATCGCGGCAGTTGTGATGGCTGCTGTCGGTGCCGTTACGGCGTTGCATAACGCTTCCCAGCCAGCCGCGGTATCTACCGGCGAACTCTCACAAGCCCTGCTTGGGTTGAAGAAGAACTCAGCCTCCCTGGATGGTGTGTTCGCTGGGCTGAAAACTGAGGACACCGGCCGCATTCTGGCAGACGTCAACAGTGTTGGTGAAGCACTGGCCAAGCTGGAGAACCCTGGTGTCTACGGGTCGATCTCTTCATTCGGCGCGACCGTTATGAAAGTGGACAACGACACAGCGAAGCTGACGACGACCCTGTCCACCATGGACCAGACGTTGGCCGGCGCTGTCAGCTCCGGTAACTTCGATCAGGCTTCTGCCGGATTCAAATCCATCGCGGACAGCGCTGCAGCGCAGGGGCTCACCCTTGAAGACGTCAAGGCACGGTTTCCCACCTACCTTGAATCTCTCCGGCAGCTGGCCAGCGACGCTAAGGTCACCGTCGGGGAACAGGACCTCCTCAACTGGGCGCTGGGGGAAACTCCGCAGGCGATGCTGGATGCTGCTGCGGCTTCCGAGGAAACCGCAGCTGCCCTCGAGGGCGTCGGCGGGGCGGCGGAAGAGGTAGCGGTCCCGCTGGAGGACATTGTGGCCGCCCTTTTTGCGTTGGGCATGATCACCATGTCCTCTCGCGACTCAACGGCAGCCTTCCATGATGCTCTCCGGGAGATGCAGACAGCCACCGAAGCAGCCCATGCGGGCACACTGGGTTTGGGTGCGGTACTCAATGAGACCGCAACCGATTTCGACCTCACCACCGAGGCTGGCGCCGCAGCAAATGCTGCGTTCCAGAACATCGCCTCGGCCGGCATGGCAGATGTGGAAGCCAAGGCGCGGGAAGGAATGGGGCAGCCTGAACTCCAAGCCAACCTGCAAGCAACCTACGACGGCCTCGTAGACGCAGCGAACGGGATGGGCATTGAGGGCTCTGCCGCTGACGATTTGGCGCGCAAGGTGCTTGGCATCCCCGAAGGTGCGGACACGACGGCGTTCTTCCATGATGCGGCAGCCAAGCTGGGTATCGAGGAGTTGGATACGAAGCTGACCAACTTGGACGGCAAGACCGTCAATACGTACGCCAATACATGGATCACGGAGACTCTGCATACCCTGCGCACCGGAGACACGAGCGCCCCCACGGGTGATCCTCGCGGTCCCGGACCGTGGGCGCCGCCGGGTGGTGCTACGGGTGGCCGTGTCGCCGACATCATGGGGCTCGCTGGTGGTGGCCGTGTGCCGGGCAGCCGCTCGGCGAACGTGCGCAAGGACAACGTCCTGGGCATGGTGAACGGGAAACCGTTGGGTTTGCAGGGTACCGAGTGGGTCATCAACCCGAACTCATCGGATCATTACGACGAAGAGCTGGCAGCCATCAACGCCGGCTCCTTCCCTAAGGGGTCGGCCGTCAGCTCCTACGGGCGGGATTTCGCCGCCCCTTCGGGAGGCGGAACAGGCTACGGCGGCAGCGGTGGCGGCCTCGTCATCGACATGCCCATCGAAATCAACGGGGCCACGGACGTCAACGCTGTCCGCCAAGCAGTTATCGCGGACATCAAGTTCCTGATGCAGAAGAACGGGGTGCGCCTTGGCGACTGAGAGCATCATTTTGGACGGGCAGCCGTTGAGCGGGGAGGACCGCTACGGCGTATGGACTACCTCAGTTCTTGACGGCTGGTGGTACTCCCCGGAACCCAAGGGCAGCACTGAGGAACGCGAGAACGCGGACGGCGATTATGACTTGCCGGTTTACTACGGCGCCCGCTACGTCACCATCGGCGGCAGTATCCGGACCAAGGGGCACGCCCAGCAGCATCAGGCCATAAACCGTTTCGTGGGGCTCTTGCGAAATAAGGGCAGGCTGCAGGTGTCCGGGCATGGCCCGACTCAATGGGCCGATGTGAAGCGGGCGTCGGGCTTCAAGATGGAGCCAATCACGGACACTTACGCGCAGTGGCAGGCACGGGTGAAGGCGCCCGACCCTCTAAAGTTTGGCGACGCGAACGTTTTCACGATCAGCCCGAACCAGACGGTGCCGCTGTTCCATTACGGCAACGCGGAGGCTTCCCCGATTTTCGACATCACCGGGAATATGCCGGCGGGTTACACACTCTGGGGGCCGGGCGGTAAGACGTTCGTTTCGCCGTCGGTTGTCAGCTCCACTTATCCGCACCACCTGGATATGAGCGAGGGGTTACTCAAGGTCAACGGTTACTACTGGACCGGGCAGACCGGCAACGCGGACCTCTGGACGATACCGCCAGGCCAGCAGGTTCTCACCGGGCTAACAACAACGGGTACGGGCACCGCGAAGGTCACCGTCTACGACACTTACATCTAGGAGCAATATGGCTTGGAACGTATGGGTCGTCAACACTCACAACGGTGTCCGCCGACAGAAGCTGCCTGTGTCGGCTTTCCCGTGGGATCGGGTGCTGAATGTGTCCGGTTCGGGTTCGGTGACGATCCAGTTGCGGGACAAGGTCGTGTCTCAGCTTCAGTACATGGACCTGACAACACCCCTCAAGCGCACGGTCGTCCTCTCGTGGGACAAGAAAGCGGTCTATGGCGGCATCATCTGGGCGCGGGAGTATGACCGGGACGCGGGCACGATGACGCTGACCGTGGCAGATATCTGGTCGATGCTGGCTGCGAGGCTGGCACTTGACCGGGGTGCCACGAACATTGCGGCGAGCCTGCTGACGTGGTCCGGACTCACTCTCGCGTCACTGTGCGCGAAGGTTGTGCAGGCGGGGTTCACTCTCCCGTCCAATGACTGGCTGCTCCCCATTGTGTACCCCGCGACAGCGACGGCTGGGGCTTCCCGCACGCTTTACGGCTATGACTTCCCGGTTGTGGCTGATGTGTTGGACGAAATCATGTCAACCCAGGGCGGCCCGGACGTTGATTTCGTGCCGCAGTGGTCTGAGGGGAACGATCCAACCTTCCAGTGGGTGATGCGTGCCGGTGCTCTCAAGGATGGTGCGTGGGAGTGGAACCTTGCCGCGGAGAAGTCGGGTGTGACCGGGCTGAAATGGAAGCAGGACGCTTCCAAGGTCACCACCTCTGCAGTTGGCCGCGGTGAGGGTTCTGAGAAGAACGTCATCCACAAGCGGGTGCAGGCTGACGGCCTCGGATATGCGCTTGAACGCGTGGTGTCTTCCAATCTCAAAAAGGTGGCCGAAGTTGAGGCGCACACCCGTGGGCATCTCGCCACTTATCAGACCCCGACCGAGCAGTGGGGGTTCGGCATTCAGGCGAACGGCCACGTGCCGGTCACGGACTTGCGACTGGGCGGCAGTGTCCGCCTTTGGTCTTCCGCTGATCCGGTGATTCCTGACGGGCTGCACGTGCACCGTCTTATTCAATACTCCGGTGACCTCGGGTTGTCCGTGAAGCTCGGCATACAACCAGTGGGAGGTGCCTGATGGGCGTCATCGACAACCTGAATCAGGGAGAGTTGGGTGACTGGCGGCGCGAGGGGCGGATGCAAAAGAACCGCACCACCGGGAACAATACGGCTGTCGGTCGAGACGGAATGGAGTTCTACGACGGCGGTGTCCTGGACATCTCTAACGGCAGTTTTTACCTGAATGGCTACGGGTCCGTTACGGGTACACTCGCCGTCTCCGGCACACTCCCGGTCACGGGCGGGCTCATCGTCTCGGGAACGGAGCGCATCACCGGCTCATGGTTCCTTGACGGTGTCGGTGAAGTCGCGGGCACGATGACCGTCACGGGCGGTCTAATCGTGGACGGCAAGCAGCGCGTCTCCGGCACGCTCGAAATTACGGGTGAGCTGACCGTCACCGGCCCGACGAAGCTTGACGGCAAGACGGACATCGGCGGCGACACAACGGTGGACGGAACGCTGGACATCAAGGGCAGATCCACCCTGCAGAACGACCTTGACGTCCGCAACGGCGGCAAGGTCAAAGTCGGCGGCATGACACTGGATCCGTCTGTCGCATCTGGCGCCATCACCTTCTCGAATAGCTCTCAGATATTCACCAACGGAGACAGTATCCAAATGTTCCGAGGAAATGGCGTCCTGCAGGTTGATGGCAACAGCGCGGCCGTCCAGTGGGGCGGCAACTCGTTCACCGTAGATGGCGGCGGGCGGCGAATCTCCAACCTCCCCGTGACGGACAAGCAGCCGAATCTTTATGTAGATGCCAGCGGCTACCTGCACCGCTCAAATTGGGAGCCCCCCAAGTAGCCCTCCGACACCCCTTCTCTCGGCCTCCATTGTGGGGCTTTTTTCTTGCCCTTTTAGGAGGCACCGTATGGCTAAAGTGACAGGCGCTCTCAGCGACTTCGGCATTCAGGCGTTCCCTGAGTTGCAGCCCCGCATCATTTTCACTGCATCCGGCCCAGGCGTTTCGGGGGCGCGGCTGTTCGCTACGAAGCCGATCATCGTGAAGCCTGCCAATTCCGGCTCGTTCACGGTGGAGCTGATGCCCACCGCGAACATCCGGCCCGTCGTTTGGTACACGGTCACCATTGAATGGCTGGACCCTTCCGGGAACTACATCAGCAGCGACGAGCTCGTCTGGAAGCTGTTCGTCCCGTCGGCCGGCGGCGAACTGTCCGACTTGCTTGAAACCCCGGCCAACCCGTCCCTGATTTGGGTGGGCCCAACACCGCCGCCCAACCCGCAGCCCGGCCACAAATGGATGAACTCGACAACGGGTGTCCTCTCGGAATGGAGATAGCAAAATGACATGGGTACCTATTGCAGAACTCCGTGGACCTGAGGGCAAGCCCGGCGATGCTGCGGCACTGGGGCGGTTCGACCGGATTGAAAACGGTATCGAACTAGGCCGGAGTGCCGATGCGAATCTCCTCACAGAGAATGGCGACTACTACTCCCGCTACGGAGACGTGTCTGCCAGCCTCATCAACTTCCCCAAGGGGCCGGCGGGGACCACAGCCTCCGGGCACTTGAAAGTCCGCACCACCAAGAATGGCGTCACCACGCAGACATGGCAGGACATCGGCCAGACATTCCAAGTATGGGCGCGCTCCACCGCGTCGGTGAGCGCCGGAACCTGGTCCGAGTGGCTGCCTATGGTGAACCGCATTGACGGCATACAGGACAACACTCGCTCAGCGTTCTCCCGGGACATCAAAGTCCAGCGGTACGAGATGCGCCGAGGCGGTGTGATTGGCACCGGCGGCCTGCCGGCGATTGCCCTGCGCTATGACCATGGGCTCGCAAACTTCAAGGCGAAGATCCTCCCGCTCCTGCGGAAGTACAACCTCCCGTCCGGTCAGATGATCAACCCGGCTGGGTTGGCCGAACCGGGCAACGTTTCATCCTTCGCTGAGCTGCAGTCGTGGGCGCTCAATGATGGGGTCGAGATGGCGTTCCATGGGCGCACCCATGGCGAAGCAGACAACTCGATCACATTGCGTCGAGAAATCCTTACCGGCCTGGAGGAAATGAAGGCTGGGCTACCGAAACTCGAAATCGAGATGTGGGCGCCGCCCGGTGTTGGCGGGTCTGCGTTCATGGGCTTCGATACCGGCAAGACCCCGGAGTCGTTCTACGACACTGAGGCCGGCCAGCTGATCATGGCGAATCATGCGGTGGGTGACGGGCACTCATTCGGCTCCTACCGGAACCTGGACGGCAAGGTCTACTTCGGTGGCGGCCGACCCACCATTGATGGACAGACACCCTCATGGGTGGCCTCCATTATTCGCGGTGCCATGAACGAGGGCATGGGTCTGGAGCTGATGCTCCACCCGGTCTACCTCGACCAGCCCGGGTACATCACAACATCCCAGCTGGATGAAGTGCTAGCCAACATTGCCACGCTGCGGGATCAGGGCAAGCTCACCGTCCTAACACCATCCAGCCTGTATCTTGCGGATGCCAAAACGGATGTGCGGCATAACCTGCTGCGTAACTCCTGCTTCCGCGACGGGCTCACCGGATGGGCTGCCACCGGCGCTTTCGATGTTGTCACCGAACGCGGCATCACCTTCGCCCGTACCACCTCCGGCACATCGCTAGTCCAAAATGCAGGCTTTGGGCGGCAGAAGCAGTTCGTTGGAGGCCCCCGCGAACTGGTGTGCAAGGTCCGCACCAACGGCACCGCCGTGGTCCGCACCCGCGCTGTCGCCTCAGGTGCCGGCCTGTACGCCACGAGCGACCACACCATCACCGCTGCTCAGGGCTGGATCGAAGTCCGGCAGCCCCTCGTCATCCCCACCAACATTGACGAGGAATCACTCATCACCACGAGCGGGCGCGTCTCGGGCAGCCGTGTGGACATCACCGACATTCGCCTTCAGGCCATTTAAGGAGTTCCCATGAAGCGCACCAACACTTGGCAGGACGCCTACAACACCGGCACAGCGATTGTGGACCTGGGTGACGGAATACATGTTCCGCTGCCCCTTGATGGAATTTTCCCCGGCGAGCCTGGCCCTCCCGGCGCCGGGGTTCCTGAGGGTGGGGCGGCGGGGCAGGTCGTCCGAAAGAACAGCTCCGGAACGGCCACCTATTGGGAGACTCCCAACCGGCAGATGGTGGGGCTCGGGGATGTCGACAACACCCCGGACAGTGACAAGCCGGTATCAGATCCGCAGCGTCGGGCCCTTGCTGCGAAGGCGGATCTAGTGGAGGGCAAGCTTGTCCTCGGCCAAGTGCCGACGCTGCCGAAGTCCCGTGTGGGGCTCGGGGATGTCGACAACACCCCCGACACGGAGAAGCCCGTCTCGACTGCGCAAGCAAAGGCGCTGGCGGCTAAGGCTGACCTTGTGTACGGGAAGATTCCGGCCGCACAGCTTCCTGAGACTGTGGTCATTGGAGACTCGACGGTTGCGCCGGTAATCGACGCTCCTGTGACCGGGGCGGCTATAGACGCTCGGATCAACACGCAGGTGGCCCCGCAGGTCCAGAAGATCACGGCAGACTTCATTGCCGGGGACCGGGCCGTGGCTGATGCTGCCGCGGCTGCTGTGGATGCGAACCCGAGGATTGTGGAACTCTCAGCCACTGATGTGAAGCAGGCGAAGCGCCTCACGGAGGTTGAGTCACTCACCCCGGCGCTCAAGAACACTGACGAGCAGTGGGCGCAGGTAATCACCGAAGACAGGGCGGGGCGGGTCTCGCTTGCCGTCCGCCCCGATGGAACGGTGTACGCGGCTATCCCTGAGGTACAGGCAATGGCTGGCGTGATTGCTCAGGCATCAAGCAACACAGCCCGCTTGGCAAGCGTTGAAAGTTCCGCACCCCAGCTAAAGGCAACCGACGAAACCTGGAGCCAAATCCTCGCGGAAGACAAAGCCGGGAACGTCGCATTGGGCATTCGACCAAATGGAACTATCGCCGGCGGAGGACTCCCCGAGGTGACCGGCTACGACATCATCGTCCTGGGTGGACAGTCGGATATGTCAGGGTCAGCCAAACCGTTCGGGACAGACGTGTTCCCGCCGCACCCCCGTGTCCTCCAGTTCCCTGCAGCTCGCTGGCCGGAGTCAGGTCGGATTATCCCTGCAGTGGAGCCACTGCTTGGGCAGGGACCGCTCACCTCGGCCAAGGGTGGCGGGCCCGGTCTCATGTTCGCCCGTCTCTGGGCGGAGACTCACCCTGACCGCATCGTCGTACTGGTTCCTGCGGCCTGCACGGCGACGGGGTTCAATACGACGGCGAAGCTCACGCCCGACCCGGGGATGGCGGCTTCAGTTGGCTGCTGGCAGCTCAACAAGACTGACGAGCCGGTGAACCTCGGGCGCGGCATGGTGGATCAGGCAATGGCAGCGAAAGCCGCGGCAGTAGTTGCTGCCGGCGCCGGCAAGACGGCGAATGTGGTGGCCTTCCTTTGGAGCCAGGGACTATCCGACGGCTCCCTTACTCAGGAGCAGTACGGCACCTATTTTGACGACCTGGCTTCCGGCCTGCGCTCGGCACTTTCGCAGCCTGATCTGCCGGTCATTGTTGGTCAGATGTCCCCTCAGGGCATTGCAGGTTCAATATCTGCCCACAAGATCGACAAGGCGCATATGGACACACCTCGGCGCCTCACCCGTGCGGCCTTTGCCTACTCGTTCAAAAACCTCACGAACAGTCCGACCGACGATCACCTGTCGCCGCGGGGGCAGCACAAATACGCGGAATCCATGTTCGCCGCTTACGGGCGCGCAGTCCTCAATGTCCCCGGTTTTTCACCCATCGGGGTGGAAGACTTGAGCGCCAAACGCGTGGGCTCGAACGTGCACGTCAAGTGGACAGCCTCAGCCTCACGCGTTACCGCTTACGTCGTGGACTACTCAGTAGATGGCGGCGAGTACGTCACCACTGGAGTGACGCGCTACTACGACATGGACACTTCTGCGACCCTGCCGTGGACCGGCACCACAATGACCATCAGGGTCACTGCAAGCAATGAGCTCGGCCAATCCTCCGCAGCCACCATCGAACTGTAAGGAATTTATTTACATGGGAACAATCCCGATCTTCACGCTCCCCATCTTCTTCAATAACCCAACGCTGCCAACTCGAACCATTTACGGTTTCATGGACGACTTCGGCCGGGCATCAGCCAGTAATCTTGGGTTCACCTCTCGTGAAGCGAAGCCTTGGGTTAGCAGTCTCGCTGCGGGCATCACTTCCGGTATTGACGCGTCCGGGGCCGCATATTTTGCTCGTGATTCAGGGGGCGCCGCGCAGGTTGTTGTGGATTCCAAGGCGCCCAACGGGACGCTGCTGGCCACAATGAAGGTCAAGACTGCCCCGGGGCAGGCCGGTGTTGCCTTTCGCTGGTCCAATGCACAAAATTACTTCACCTTTAGCACCCTTGCATCAGGGGCGGGGTCCTATCGAATCAATAAGGTCGTGGCCAATGTCACCACCGTAATGGCAACCACAACCGACGTAATCCCCGCAAATGGTGACGTTCTAAAGGTTGTCCTGGCTGGGGACCTCATCACCTGCTATGTCAACGGCGTGCAAATTCTCCAGCTCACCGATACCCACAACCGCACAGCAACAAGCCATGGCCTTTATAACACCGAGGCGACCACCGTCGCCCGCTGGGACGACGTTAGCTTCACCGCCGCATAGTGAACCGTCCCGGGAATCATGCCGCCTGTTTGTTGGCGGCGTCGTCGGGTAACAAGCCGGTTTGTAGATCATAATATGTCTGCTCGTATTCCTC